GATCTAATCTTTTTTCAATGTTTTCATATCGAATAGTGCACTCTCTTTCATGTGCAGCTATTTTTGCAAATGATTCATTAGCAGTAGCCATTATTTCTTTTTTTTCCTTAAAGTATAGGCTTCGTTTTTTTTAGTTTTAGGATCATCTTTAATATATTGACCTTTACTATTTCTAGCTCTGACTCTTTCATAGCCACTCATAAACCAGTCTTTAACTTTTTTCCACATAACTAACTCCTTTAAAATAACTTGGTAATCCAATCATAGGTCTACCATCAAATTTATTTTCTTTAGCATTTTTACCATTTTTATCATTGTAGTGCAAAAATACTTGCCCACAGTCTTTACCTTTAAATGGTTCTCTCCAATGCTCTAAATCGCAACCACGATACATTAACATATCACCTGCTTCTAATTTAACCTCTATACCATCTTTATTTTCTTCACCTGATGGCTCTAAAAATATAGACCAATCATCACCACCTAAGTTCATAGTGGTAGATATTTCGCAAGAGTATCTATCTTTATGTCTTTTTAACTCATCACCTTTTTTATAAATTCTTGCATAAGAATAAGTTTCAGTTAATTTAACCCCTGATTCTTTTTCCATAATAGGTTTAACTTTTTGTAATAAAGTTTCCATGACTATATCGCCATAATGTGAATAAGTTTCAGGTATCTGATTGTCATTCCAAACTCCAAAGTATTCAGTAAACCCTGAAATATATTTTTCATCAAATAAGTGTCTTGCTACTGCTCGTTTGTTTAAAAAGTATTGATAACAAAAATCTGCTAGTTCTTTTGATATAGCACCTTTAATTACTTGATATTTATTTTTATTAAAACTCATCTAAATGGATAACCTAAATTCCAACACACTAAAGAATGTCGTATTCCTGTGGTTACAGGTTTGACTCTGTGCCAAACAAAAGAAGGAAAAACAATTACGCTACCCTTTTTTCTAATTTCTTCACATATTCTAGGTTGAGAACCTTCATCTGTGTTTCTAAAATCAAACTCTAAATCACCACCTTCATATTCATCAGGGTCAGTAAGTGATACAGTCATGCTAAGTTTTCTTAACTTACCATGTGTGTTTAAATTTTCAGGATTATTGTAAGGTTCTTCGTATGAGTCGCAATGCCAATCATAAAATTGACCTTTTTTGTATTCAGTAAATTGACAAGACTCTGACCAATCCCATTCAAAATTCCAATCAGCATTTGCGTTTGCTTGATGTATGTAAGGTTGTATTTCTTTATATATCCATTGATCGTTCATCCAAACAACATCAGACTTGCGTTTTTTTTGAATGTTTTTGAGTTCTAGTTTGGTTAGTTTTTTATTGTCTTTACTAGCATTACCTGTAAGAGCCATTTGTTTGTTTTGTTCTTTGCCATATCGAACTATGTCATCACAAATTCTTTTAGGTATTACAGATTGAAAGTACCAGTAGTACCATTTTAAATTCATGTGTAAATTATATCTTATTTACACCCATTCATCGGCTTTTATTTGCCTATAGACTTGTCTTAAATCCCAACAGCTTGATGTTCCATCAATAAAACTAACTGCAACTTCTTTAGTTATAACAACGCCTGAACCACCTGCTGCTCCTGCAGGGTTTTCAGCGTTAGCACCTCCGCCACCACCGCCACCTCGATTGACTGTTCCTGCTACTGCTGCTGTTCCTCCTGTACCTGCTGCTCCATTTCCGCCACCGCCTGACCCTCCTGAAGCTACAGAATTTCTTGGAGATGAGCCACCTCCACCACCACCTGCGTAGGTAACTGCTGAACCTGTAATGCTTGATGCAACTCCATTACCACCTGCTCCACCGCTTCCAGTTACACTAGGACTAGGTGTAAATGCAGTTGAACCTGCTGACCCTGCACCTCCGCCACCCGGTCCTGAGTTGGTAGCAGCATCTTTTGCTCCGCCACCAAAACCTTGTCCTGATGTACCAGTAGTTCCTTCAGGAACAAGAGGGTCATTGCTTCCATGTCCGCCACCACAACCACCGGGCTGACCAACTGGGTCGCCTCCAACAACATAAGAAAAACGATGCCCACCACCGCCACCTCCATTAGATGTAATAGGGCTTGGTGTACCTAAAACTGAATTACTACCTGTTCCATATGTTCCTCTGTTTACCTCTGCTGACCCTGCTCCTACTGTAACTGGATAAGGTGCACCACCTGAAACTGGTGTTGTTGATTCTGCTGAAGCTCCACCACCTGATGTAGCACTTGGAACTGAAGTTCTAAAACCTCCTGCTCCTCCTCCCCCACCAGTATCTCCTCCTGCTCCGCCACCTGCAACTACTAAATATTGAAGTGATGTTGTTCTTGGTTGAGTGGTAAGCGTTCCACTAGAGTTAAAAGTTGTAATTGTTTCTGCTTGAGTTCCTGAAGTTACTGCTTGTGTTGCTCCGATTAATCTTGGCATATTACACCCATGTTCCTGCTTTTACATTTTCGTAAACTGCATCCATGCTCCACATACCACTTGCTGATTTAGTTGCTGGTTCTTTAGTTATAACAACACCTGAACCACCTGATTTTCCAACTTGGTTACTGGGTGCTATGTATGCACCTCCACCACCGCCACCGCCTTTATTGGCTGTTCCATCTGAACCTGTAGTTGCACCTGTGCATGAACCATCTCCACCACCGCCATTACCACCTGCTGAGTTAGTGCTTTGAGCAGTAGCTCCACCTGCTCCACCACCGCCACCTGCGTAAAAAACAGAAGAACCTGTAATTGAATTTGCTAAACCTACGCCACCTGCTCCATTTGCAGTATTGTCTGTACCTGTGGAGGCACTACCTACTGCTCCTGCACCACCGCCTCCTGCACCTCTATAACTATCACCACCTAAAGGAGTACCACTACTATTACCGCCATTGTTTCCTTGTCCTGTTGGAGAGGCTAATCCACCTGTAGTTGCAAATCTACCTGCTCCACCTCCGCCTGAACCACCTGTAACTCCACTCATTGATTCTGAGTCTCCTGCACCGCCTGAACCACCGCCTGTAGAAGTAATAGAACCTGCGGCTAAAACAGAGTCGCTACCTTTTGTTCCATAACCTGCACCGCCTGTACCATCACTGCCTGTAGCAACACCACCTGCACCACCTGCTCCTATTGTTACTGCATAACCAGTGCTACCGCTTACTGGTGTTGGAGTTCCGCCAAGATTAGTTTTTAATCCACCTGCTCCACCTCCGCCACCGAAACGAGAACCACCGCCACCGCCACCTGCTACAACTAAGTATTCAAGTTCAGTTGTTATTGCTCCTGTGGTTAAAGTTCCACTAGAGTTAAAAGTTGTGATTGTTTCTGATTGTATGATTACTGGATTATCTTTACCGACTATACCGCCATTTGTGTCAGCCATAATTAGACCTCATTCCACTCAGTATTAGTAGCATCCCATTCGTAGTTGGTTATAGTTTCGCTACTCTCACCTGTATAGGTTTTACCCAACCATTTTTGATTAGTTTCATCCCAAGATGTAAAAACAAAAACAGAATTTATTTCTGTAACTGTCGGTTCTGTAACTGGTGCTTTCCAATCATCATTAGAGTCTAATGACCAAGATGAATATGGTTGTGGCAAAAGAAATTTATTTTTACTAGCATCATAGTTCATGCCTATGCCTGCGTATTGTTTTCTGAAATTGTTGTTGTATGAAGTTTGTTTCCAAGCTGTACCACCTGTTGAGTGTGGAACGATAGATGCTACGAATGTTTCTGCATCTGCGTGTTGATCGCCACCATTGGCATTTACATCATCGTTAGATACTACTATTACTCGTAATACTTCGTTGCTTGAATTAAGTTCTGCAAAGTGAGCCATTGTTAAATACCTCCTTAAGCGTCATCTAGTTCTTCGTAACTAATGGTGTAAGTTAAGTCTGAGTTAGCACTTGCACCACCTTCTAAGATGTCTCCTTCTTCAAGATAAATACTTGAGTTTTTATCTATTAAGACAAGAGTAGCATCAGCAGGCACAGCAATAGTTGATGCAAACAAAACTACTGAGCCACCACTTTTGATAACTCCCATTGTTACAGTAGCAGAGTTTGTACCATCAATATTTGCAATAATAATGCTGTTAACTTTTAATAACTTGTTACTAGCACAAGTTAATAAATCAGTTGTAACTGTAGTAGTTAAAGCTCCACATATACTATTACCATATATCGAAGTTACTGCTACTAGATTTGGATTTGCCATAATATTCTCCTAAGTTTAACCGAAGACTAAAGCCATAGCAATAGCTTTACCTGTTGT